AAGTTGCTAACAATACTTTATTTCTTGATGCAAATGAAACACGCATGAGATCTGCCGATGAGGGTGAAATTTTAGCTAAATTTATTGATAATGGAGCCGTAGAACTCTATTACGACAACAGTAAAAAACTTGAGACAACAAGTGGTGGAGTAGATATTACTGGAACTATGATGGCTGACGGTATCCAAATACAAGATACCCACAAAATAAATCTTGGAAATAGCCAAGACTTACAAATTTATCACGATGGCACGAATAACCTGATCGACTGTACAAATAGTAATCCATTATTTCTTCAATCCGATCTTCTTTATTTAATGAGAGAAGATGGAAATGAAACTATGGCAAAACTTACTGCTAATGGATCCGTAGAACTCTATTACGACAACAGTAAAAAGTTTGAGACACATTCTGCTGGTGTGCTAGTTAGCGGAAATGTTTACTTAAATGATAATAATAGATTTATTGCTGGAACAAGTAATGACCTAAAAATTTATCACGATGGAATTAATAGTTATATCGAAGAGTCAGGTACTGGAGGTTTAGTTTTACGAACGAGTACTTTTGCTTTAAAAAATACAGCAAATAATGAAAATATTATTTCTGGATTTGAAAATGGCTCCGTAGAGCTATATTACGATAACGGAAAAAAATTAGAGACTACTTCAGATGGCATTACTGTAACTGGTAAGATTATGCCTTCGGCTAATAATACTCATAATATAGGTTCTGCTAGTCTGAGATTCGTAAATCTCTTCATGTCAAACGCTATAGATTTGGGAGATGGTGCAACTGTTCAATTTGGAGATGACGATGATTTTAAAATTTTGCACGATGGAACTACCTCACTTATTAAAAGTATTAGTCACCCTTTAGCTTATTATTCAAATACTAGACATCATTTTCTTAATGGAGATGGTAGTGAGGCTATGGCTGTTTTTGTAGCTAATGGAGCCGTAGAGCTATATTACGACAACAGTAAAAAGTTTGAGACAAATATACAAGGCTGTTTAATGTTAACTAATTCAAAACTTTTAATGGGTGATAGTGGAGAATTACAAATTTATCACGATGGTAATGATTCTATTATTAAAAATACAACAGGTGATCTTGAAATAAGAGGTGCTGGGACTGGTGTAGGTAATGTATTACTTAGACCTAAAACTGGTGAAAATGGAGTAATTGTAAAACCTGATAATGCCGTAGAGCTATATTACGACAACAGTAAAAAGTTTGAGACCAACAGTTTAGGCATTGGCATTGGAACTTCCGATACTATTATCTTTGACCATTCGGGTACAGGAACAGATACAGGTGTTGTTTTAGGTACTGATGGTGGATTACAAATAGCTAGAAATAACGACATGCCAGCACTTCTTAACAGAAAAGGAACTGATGGTAATTTATTAGGAGTTTATAATGATGGTACTTTTGTTGGTGCGATTGCAGTTAGTGGTGCTACTACAGTTTATGCAACATCTTCTGACTATCGTTTAAAAGAAAATGTAACTGCAATATCTGATGGAATAACAAGACTAAAAACATTAAAACCTTATAGGTTTAACTTTAAATCAGACTCAACAAAAACAGTTGATGGTTTTTTTGCTCACGAAGTAACAGCAGTTCCAGAAGCTGTAACAGGAACGAAAGACGCTGTAAATTCTAATGGTGATATTGATCCACAAGGTTTAGATCAAAGTAAACTTGTACCTTTAATTGTAGCTGCTGTACAAGAACTTATAGGTAAAGTAGAAAAACTAGAAGCAGCATAAGCCGTATTGCCGTTACACGTTCCAGCAGCTACACTTTAAAATAATTACGAAAAATTTATGTCAAAACTATCTGACAGATGCGAAGAGCGTAAAAATGAAGCACAAGCTCTTGCTGATAAATTCAACGCTGAAAAAACAGAGATTGAAAAACTCAGAGGTGAAGCAAATAAAAAGGAAAAAGAAAATGCTATTGTTTACGAACAATTTATGGTAAAAAATTCTCAATATGCAGAATTGCTTGGATTAGTTAAAGAAGAAGAGGGTGTTGAAACTTCAAGCGAAGTCGTAGAATAAGGTTAAACTATTAGTAAAAGTAATTTTTTTATCATGGCTATTACTTACACATGGGAAATCAACGGAACCGCTTGTAAAAGAGATGTTGCTGATGGTTACTTTACAAATGTTGTCTATCGAGTAAAAGGTATGGACGGCACAGAAGAAAAAGCAAGACGTACAGGTGAAATAACTTACGTCAAACCTGAGTCATTGCCTTCTGGATTCATTGCCTTTGACGAATCCAAAAAAACACCAGACAGTGCAACCATGATAACTTGGGTTAAAGATGCACTTGGAACGGATGAAGTTACTGCTTTAGAAGCTGGAATAAAAGCAGAAATTGATCTTAAAAATACACCAGTACAAGCAACAGGTGTTGCCTTCTAATTATGGCAACTGTTACCTGGGCATTAGCTAACGTTGACTTTGATGTAGACGATGGCTTTTGTCATACTGCACACTGGACAGTAACTAGAGTTGATGGAGATTATTACGCATCATCTTATGGAAGCTGTGCGTTGACTAAACCAGAATCTTTAACAAGTAGAACTGATTTAAAGACAGCAGATATTATTGCTGATGTAAAAGCTGTCCTTGGAACGGATAGAGTCGATGAGATTTTATCTGGGTTAACTTTAAAAATTAGTGAAGAAAAAACTCCTACGCAGGGAAGTTTCGTACCAGCTAGTTAACCTTATCTGTAAGTTGTCTTGTCATTAGTCCTGTTATTAAATACAAAGGAGCTATGGTTGGTATTATGAGCAGCATTGATATAATAAGGCTATGACTTATTGCTCGGAGGATAGCTTCTTTTACCATGTTTGCTCGTGTTTGTCAGATAGCTTCATTGTTGTCTCTATTTCTTACCTTGTCAATGTTAGGCGGTTCGTACTACGCTTTCCGCTTTGTAACCAGCGAACAATTTAAGGCAAGAGTAATGAATGAGGTTCTTGATAATGTTTCTGGCATGATGCCAAAAGTATTAGACCAAGAATTACCAAAAAAAACAGGTCCATCTATGCCGATAATAAAATAAATGTTTTTTCCTATATTTACTGTTTTTCTGGCAATTTTGATTTATTCAGCTTGTGCTTTTGCAATGTATAAACATTTTTCTGGTAAGTAAGTGTCTGAAATAAAGATACCTGAAATAAAACTTCCTACTATTGATTTACCAGATGCACCATATTTTACAAAACCAAAACTAGAAGGCAACTTGCCTGGATGTTATTTATATCATCGTGATCTAGAAACTACACGCAATCCATCATTGCTTATATCGGACAAACGTGGAACATATACAGTATGTCCAAATGGTGAAATCCCATCATATACTCCGATAAGATATGATCCTGCACAAATAATCAATACAGAGCCAGTGCCAGTAAATACTGCTCCAACTCAAAAAGATACAAACGTGGCACAACCAAAGCCAAAGAAAGATAAGAAAGTAGTATATGAACCTTGCCCTCCAGAAAAACCACAATTTATGAAAGGTGATTACAGAAATGACAAAAGGATTCAAAGATTTGTTTCTTACGAAAGAATAGAGATAAATGGAGGTTTTGACTGTGTCGAGAACTGGGAAGAAGTACCATTCAGAGAAAGTTTTATTGGAACTCCTGAAGGGCTTATATCAACTACTGTGTTGGGTGTGGTTGCTGGTGGCTCTGCATTATTGGCTCCTCTGATAAAAAAGGTGATCTCTGAAATATTTAAAAAGATAAAAAAACATTTGACAAAGAAAAAAGATACTACTTTGTGAGATTATGAGTGTGCGGTAATACTTGATTGGGAATTGTTGTTAATACTACGTTTTTACACGCTACTGCATCTTCATTTATCAGCTTAACACCAAGTTTAAACTGCTCGCTACATACCTTCATCCTCGCTAGATTTGCCTCTAAACGAGCCTTCTGCAATGCAAATTCCTGTCCTTTTATTTGGTTTTCAGCAGCTTTGACGCAAAGATCAGACCCTTCACCCAATGGTATCTGTAGGCTAACAGTAAATCCATAATTAAAATTATGAGTTGATTGTTCTATTCTTGGCTGTTCACTTATATATAAAATTTCTCCTGGGCTTATTAAATTACCATCTGCATCTTCTGCCAAATTGTAGATATTGGTTCTAGTCTTTGTAATTCTAGGTGTACTGTAGTTTTCTCCTTTAGTAACAAATGGAGTGAAAGCTAGTGTCGGTTGTTGACATTGAATATTTCCTCCATAAGTCATCGTTGGAAAGCCCCCATTTATAGTTTGATATCCGTTATTGATTACCGTTCCAGAACTTGATGCTGATGGGGAACTAACAGTATTTGCAAAGGTTTTGGGCGAATATAATAATAGAAGTAAACTTAATTTGAAAAAATTGACAAGCTTGTACTTTGACTTTCTGTATTGATTGTTCTTTGTACAGTGCTGGTTGCGTCTAAACCTGGAGCAAGAAAATTCTCCGTTATGCTGAACGCTTCGCCTGGGGTTTGGATTTCCCATTGGGGTTTGGTCGGTAAATCTGGAGTTACCCATTTGAATGAAACTCCATTAACTGTCTGTGTGTTTGTATAGGTTGCATCAGGAGATATAACTGTTCCATCCTTAACTTTGATGTTATTGCCTTGCAAACTATATGAGTAACCTGTGCGGTAGTTTTCCGTAACAATAGTTTCCACAATAATAGTTTTACTAGAGCTAGAAGATTCCATCTGCCCTGTAGAGAACGATGGAGTAATTCCCCCTGCATAAGCACTAGGAATGCCAAATAAAAATATTATTAGCCATTTCATTAATCAATTTCAAGTTTTATTGTGCTAGACATCTGGGCTGTAACACCTGCTCCTGTAGCAGATAAGTTAACCGTCATTGCACCACCAGAATCCATTGTCATTGCAGTTGTACCAATGTCACCACCGCTTACAGTTGTTGTGTCTCCGAAAATAGGTAATGCTGGTACAACACCATTAGTGACTGTTGTAGCTAAAAAACTTGTAGGGATAGAATCACCTTGTATGAAACTTTCACTTACAGACCATGCATCACCACTATTTGTAACTGCATAAGTAGTTGTATTATCTATTGTTGGAACGCCATTAGTTATTGCTGAATCTGTTAAATCTAAAGTTCCTATAGCATTTGCAGTATCACCTGCTGTTGGGGTGACATTTGTACCTGATGCAGAGAAGGTCGTACCCACCCGATTACTCGTTGAACTTGCTCCTAATGTACTGACCGAGACAACATTCTGTATTGAGTGATTGATGTCAGCGTATGAAGCTGGCATACCAGCAAGCAGCAAAAGTGGTAAAAGTTTTTTCATTTTTTTACAACCCCAACTTTAGAGTCTTTATTGTCAACTATCTTAACATTATCATTAAGTTTCTTTTTGTCATTACCTTTTTTGACGTTTAGCCCAAATTGAGCACTCACTGCCGACAAAAGTCCAGCAGCGAAAGTTGTATCAATTTGCCTGGTAGGGTTTGGATTGAAGTACGACCAAGAAATAACCCCTAAACTCCAAAAAAGAATAATTAATTGCACCACATTGGCAATCAGGCTATTACCTTCTTTTTCTTGATCTTCCATAAGAAAAAAGCTGCTTGTGGGTATCTCTAAGCATTGACTTCTGCTTAACAAACAGCTATGTGCCAAATGTAGCAATTATTGTTATGTTTGGAAAGTAACACACATTTTTTATGATTAAAATTTTAAAACCATTACTAATGACGTTTCTTACAACTACAACCGTAAAACGTTTAGTAGTTGATCTTTTACGTGCAATTTGTAAACAAACTTCAAATACTCTTGATGACCGTGCTGTAGATATATTGGAAAAACAATTATTTCCAGTAAGGCAATGAGAAAATTTTTAAATATTGAAATTGAAGAAGCACCTCCAGAACTTCAGCTTTCAGTTGAAATGAGATGCAGAGACATTATGCAAAGTGAGGATTATGACAACATCAAAAGATATTGCACTCACTTAGTAAGACATCAAATGGATCAAGATGTTTTTTTAGCTTCAATGCTAGGAAGATTAATTGAACTAGAAGCTGCTTTAGTTAAAAAAAATTTAGCAGAAGAAAAAGAAGAGAAGAAAAATATTAATCCTATAAAAAAATTTTTTCGTATTGGTTAATTTCTTTTTCTGTAAAATCACGAATTAGTAATTTATCAATTTTATCAACTTCGTAATTAAATTTAAGCACAGCAGTTCTTATATGTTCTGCAATCCAACGACCCTCTTCATAAACAACTTGTGCTTTTCCATTTTCTTTTATATTTACATAATGATCTTGACCTTTAAGCTGAACATCTAAAAAGTTTCGTTCTAAATTTTTACGTCTAATATTTTTTAATCTTTGAAGTTTTACAGAAGAATGTACTTTTTTCATTTTAGTTCTAGTGAAATATCAATCCAGCAAGGTTGCGGTTTTACTCCTGGAATCTGTTTATAAAAAGGATTAGTTATATATTCATAAGTTTTTTTACCATCAAAAAAAATTCTACCTATGTATGGATCAGATGGAAACTTTGGTTTTTTCATAGAATCATATAACTACATTAATTTTATTGCCTAATTCTTTCATAATTACTTTTATATCATCTTTATTAAGATTCCTAAAAACTTCATATTTAAGAACTCTTTTATCTTTAAACATTTTATGAAGCTTTCTTTCTAATGATTTAAAGTCACTACGACGAGGACTAACAGCTAAAACTTTATCAGGTTGTTGTTCTTTTATTCTTATTTTTATTCTTGAAGCTGTAGCTCGACCTATTTTCCAATAGCCTTGACTTTCAACAAAATAAACATGACCCCATTCTTTAGATTTTTCTGGCGCTTTATAACTTTCAGGAGGGGTCCAGGCATTTTCCCAACCTTCGTCAAGTGCTTCTTCATTCCATACTTCTTTACCTCTAACATATTTAACAAAGCCTTTTCTTATAAGCCATAACATAGCTTCAAAGTCGCTAGACATTTCATATTGCCTTACGCCGTTTATAACATATTTTGTTTTTTTAAAAACAATTCCATATTTTTTATATATTGTTTCTTCGTCCATACCAAAAAACTTTTCATGTTCAGTTCTAGTATCTTCTTCATAATCACCAGTAAAAGTCCGAATAGTACCATCACCAGATGTGGTGACAGTACAATTACCTTTGTTTGTATTAAAAACTAATTTAGGATAATCGGAATTAAGCATTTGAATTAAATTTTGTTTTTAAATATTCAAGTTCAATTGCTTTTTTATCTCGTAAATAATCTTCATTTGTCATAGTAGATTCCATTAAATATCGATCATTTAAACGAGACATAGCAGCGTCATATTCTTTTTGATTCAAAATGGAATGTCCTCCGTTTCATCAACTAATTGGATTCTTCTAGGATTTATAGTTCCAAAGCATGAATCTTCATCATCTTCAAATGTATTTTTTCTACCATTTCCATTTAAATAAATACCTTCCACTTCTTCTCTTTCATTAGTTCGCATGTCATAAACTTTTCCAGTTTCAACTTTTGTTTTTGCAGCAGCTTTTATATGGTTACAAAATTCATCAATTGAGGTTAATGGAATAAACAAACGCATCTGTTTAGGATATTTTTGTTTGCTGTTTTCAAATGGATTATCTCTAACTGTAAAGTTAACAGGAAGAGTAAGTGCTGGATCAAATTCTTGATAAGCCATAATTTTTAAAATGAATGAATTGGTGTAATGTTGTGTGCTTCTTCCCAAGCCAAAACTTGATGAAGCTCGTAGCGAACTCGAGAATGACCGATCGCTAAATGATTTTTTGGTAATGTGTACCAGGTCGGACCTGTTGATTTACCAGCTTTAGTTTTATCTCGCCAACTTTTAATAGTTGCAGGTTTTAAACCATATCTATAAGCGAGGTCTTTTGTAGTTAAATACTGTTTATCCATTAGCTGTTAATTGCTTCAGTTAAATTTACATATTTAGCTTCTAATAAATCAGTTAATTTACTATATTCTTCTTTAGTTATTTTCCCTTCATTTAATCTATCGTTAAAGGTATCAGTATAAGAATCAAGTTTTTTAAGTTGTTTACAATCTTCAATAGCTTTTTTAGCTAAAATAAAAGTTGTAGATTTTTGACTTACAGGTGGTTTTGATTCTTCTTTTTTCCATTTTTTATTTGAAGTATCAGCAGTTTTCCATGCTTTTTTACCGTCATAAAGACTAAGGCCAAATTGATAGCCAAATTGTCTTAAAGCACGTTTTTGTGCATCACTTTCTGCTTCTTTAACTGCAGATTCGTGTTTATCGCCAATACCACCTTTTCGACCATGACCAGAGCCATAACCTTCTTTAACTACATTTCCAACAGTAATTCTTACTTTGGCAATATAAGAAACGCATTTTATATCTTCTGAAACAAGATTAATTTCTAACGTTTCTGAGTTCCAACCATCAAAACCAAAAATACGATTGGCCGCGTCAATAGCTTTCCAGCTTTCAACATAAGGAACTTTATCCCCCCAACCACTTTCCCTTTCAGCTACATTTTCAAGCTTGATAGGTTGTTTTAATGATTCAATTTGTTCTTTAGTAAAAGTCATTTTTTAAATGCCCAATAAGGTATGCTAATAGTTTTAATTCCTTCATTTGGCTTGTTATAGCCAGGCCAAATTCCGGATTTTACGTAAGACTTTATTCTTTTTAACGATTCTTTTTGTACTTGTAAGCCTTCTTGTATTGTTTCCTCGTCAAGTTCATAAACACCAATATTAAAAGGGTAAACCTTTTCAACAGCTACAAATACAAACTTTTTAAGACCAATTCCTTCGCAGTAATGAGCAGCTTGAATATGGTATAAAAAATTTGCTACTGCACGAGAAAAAGTATCTTCATGAGCACCACCTTCAGAAGTTGTTTTTAAATCAATGATAGTATCACCATTAATCCAATCAGCTCTGCATTTAAGTGGTAAATTTGTTTCTTTATGATCCCAGAAAAAACTTTGTTCAGGTGCACCATTAGCGAATAATTCTGAAGCTATTGGGTGATTTGCTACAGCGTCACATATATCATTACAAAGAATTTTTTCTTCAAATGAAATAGCTTCAATACCTTTTTCTTCTAATTCCAGGATTTTTGCTTTACCTTCTTTAGTTCTTTTATTTTCAATTACTTGATAAAAAGAATTAAATTCATTAGGTTCTAGAACTGCTTTATGCAGCATTGAGCCTAATTTAAGTGCAGGTGTTGGTGGTTTTGGTCTTGTATTGGGATTAAATTTTTGGTCCCATAAAGTAAAACCATTGTATTTGATTTCCGTTTTAATGTCAGTTGCGGAATAATCAGAAGATGATCTATAAACTTTTTCAGTTATAAATTCATCTTTAAATAAAGCGTTTGTCATCTGTTGATGTATAAAGATTGATGTTGTGTATTTTTTCATGACTATTTACTGTTTTTTCTAATTTTTCTAATTTGAATTTTTGAATGTTCAGTAAATCGTTTTGAAGATTTAATTGTTTTTGTTGATTGTCAACAACACTAGAAAGTTCTTCAATTAAGAGTTTTAATTTAAGAAAATTTGCATCATTCATTTTTCTGAAGTGTTAATTTTATTTTTAAGCTTAATAACATCATCAACTAGAATATCTATTTGAAGCTGTTGCCTTTGAACAATTACTTTAAGTTCTTTAATTAAATTAAAAGATTGAACAAGAATTGTTTCTTTCATTTGTTCTTTCATTTATTTAAAGCTGCGCAAGCGCGTTGTATTCCATTTGCACAATGGATTTGTGTACTTTTGTCTAAAGACGAAGAAAAGGCAGTGTAGCAAATAAAGCCCACTGCCATATAAAGAAATAGATTTTTCATTAAACTAAAGAGTTAATATTTACGGGATCAAATGACCAATCTCTTTCAACTGGTAATTTAAGTGGACCTCGTAAGGCTTTAATTTCATCAATCATGAAATAGCCAAACTCTTTAGCAAATCCGTCGACTAATCCCCAACACATACCATTTTCAGGGTTGTATTCGGCGACGTACCAAGTAAAGTTAGCATCTGGTGTAAACCATTTAACAATAGCTTGGGGCTCCTTTTTGGTTTTAATTGAATGACCGAGAGGAGGTAACTTCTTAAGAAGTTCTTTTGTAAGTAAGTTCATAGCGGGTTGAACATAAAATAAAGTACATATTTATTATGCACTGACTTTCAATAACTGTAAATAGCTATGCTAAGAATACTACGATTGCAACGCATTAGAGCTATTGACAGCTATTACTTATAAATACGGCGTATAATATATATATAACCCGCAAGTTATTCTAATGAATTTAAACCAAGAACAAATTCAATACGTCATCAATCTTTTACAAGTTGATGCTCAACAAGTTTTAAATTTTAAACTTGATCGTCTACAAAAAAATGCAGACACTACAAAACAAGATGAATTTTTAAAATTCAACAAAACAATCAATGATGAATTTGATTACTTATTAAACGACATCAAGAGAAACGGTTTTTAATCGTTTCTTTTTTATTTTTATAAACATTTAAAAAAAACAATGACACAAACTAAAGAAAAAACAATTACTGTTTCAAAACTTCAACATAGACAAAACCAAAGAAGTGGTTTTATTTCTTATTGTTGTGAGCTTCGTGTAGGTAGAACTTGCTACGCTGCTGTTGAACAAGAAGGAAATGGTGGTGACGAAAGAGTTGATTGGAACTCTACAGAAAACTATTTATTTATTCATCATTGGATTTTAAATACTCAAAAAGAGTTTTATAGAAATATGGAATATGAATCTTTAGATTTTTTACCTAAAGAAATAAGAAACAAAAAAGTTTTAGAATTTGTTGAACTATTTTCTGAAGGTGGTAAATGGGATAAAGCAGCAAAAAGAAAACCAAAAAGTTGGAAAGAAGCTAGAGAAATTCAAGAAAAACTAGGTTTCTTTGATGACATGGTTGGTACATGGACAACTGTTTATGTAGAAAACAAATTAGCTGATAGGTACTATTAAATGTCTAAATTAACTTTTTCTATCAATCTTGATAACGATATGTTTTATGAAGATGCTGCACCTGAAATTAGCAGAATCTTTCAAGACTTATCAAACTTTGCTAAAGAAACCACTTTAACAAAAAAAGATTTGCCACTATCTAAACCATTAAAAGACACTAATGGAAACAAAGTTGGCTACTTAAAAATTACTAAATAAAAATCATGAAAGCAGGACACTACTTAAATCGTGCTGAAAAAGCATACGAAATTCTAAACAAATTCCACACTAAAATGTTTGAATTAGGTGGAGAAGAATCTGAACATTGGTGTGATGAATTAAACCATTGGGAAAGAGTTTTAAGACAAGCAATTGAATGGGGCAAAGATTCTGAAGAATTTCAAATTCTTGAAAAACAAGACAGAAAAATTCATTCATGTAATTACTATTTGAAAGATTATCAAAATCAAATAAATTATTTAAAAACTTTAATTAAAAAAACTAAACAACAAAAAGTTGATTTACTTAAAGAAAAAGAAGATTTATTGGTTGAATTTAATGTTGACCATAAAAACATAGAGAAAAGATTAAGTCAATCTTATCCTGAATTTACATAAATAAATCTGCTATTCTAAGTTTAGTCGAATCCTTTTTGGATAAAATACCTTCTCTATTGCAAAGCTATTGAAGGGAAAGACTAACTTTTGCGGGTTGGGGTCTGTTCGGCTATTCTTTACTTAAAATTAAAATTTGTGCTCCAGGTTCTTCATGTTCAGTGACGAACCTTTTTTTTGCATTTAACTGCACAACGGTGGCATCATCTGAAATAGCTGTCATGCTTAGTGAATCAAAACATGCTCTAACTAATTTATCAAGATCACCTCTGTTCTTTGTAATTACATGCTTTGGTGCATCTTCTCTTAGTTCACCACTAGATAAAAAATGATACTGAGGCCTTGATAAACGAAAACAAATGTGGACTTCACAAGGTCCAGTTATCATTTCTTTATTAGCTTTTTTGATTTCTTTTTTTATTAAAACCCGCCATGACTTCAATCTTTTACAACTTTCAATCATTCGACCCTTTCCCAAGTAGACTTTACTTCCTTGCGGAGCTGGATCTAGCCCTTTGACATCAATATAAATTTTTTGAACCATGAGTTTTATACCAGAAAAAACGCCCTTTGTATCATTACCAACAGCTTTAAAAGGTAGAATTGATCCTTATGAATTAGCTGTTTTATGGGTTTTACAAAGTTACTATCCTAATATATGGCCTTCTTATTCAACTATCGCTAAAGATGCAAAAATTGGTCGCAATAAAGTTGTTAAAGTAATTAAATCTTTATGCGAAAAAGGTTGGTTAGAAAAAATTGGTAGAGTTGAAGATGGCCTTCAATCAACAAATGCTTATAGAGTTACAGTATGGCATGAATTAAAAGTTGAACCACCAAACAGGCAGTCTCTCACAAATACCACCACCCACCCAGAACTTCAAAACCCTAGTAAACAACCGCAGTATTTCTCAGATACTAGTATTTCTAAGATACCACCCCAGTCTTTCTCAGATACTAGGGGTAGTATTCGAGAGATACACGAACTAAAACAAGATAAACTAAAACAAATAACTAAAACAAATAATATATATACTGATGAATTTAATGATTTTTGGAATCAATATCAAAAAATAAAAAAAAGAGCCAGTGGTCAATCTAAAAAACTTACTTTTCAGCATTACAATAAACTTTCAAAAAAAATACAAAGTCAGTTAAAACCTGCTTTATTAAGAGCTATAGCTGACCAAAATAAAATTGAAAAAGATGGTGGTTTTGTTACCTGTTTTCCAAATGCTTTTAAATGGTTACGTGATGGCTACTATGAAGTATTTCTTTGTGTACAAGAACAAAAAAGCAAGTTAAAATTAGAATCCAGGAACAAAAATGTTCCATTTTAAATCCCGCATTATGTTTAATCCTACAAAAACACATCAAACTCTTTCTGATGTTCAAAAAACAAGTACAAAAAAACTATTAAATTACCTTAAACAAGGAATCGCAGATATTGAAACCGAAGATATTATTCATAAAGAAATTTATGAAATTAGAGAAAACTATTAATTTACAATGACTTTTTTTAAAAGATCAGCTACTGATCGAGATTTAACTTTTCGAGTTCCAGATTACAATTGTTTTGCCTGCAATGATTCTGGAATTGTTCATAATTCTGATGGATATTTATCTAATGAATTACCTGGTTACGATCAAAATTATGATTTAGCTATTATTTGTTGGTGTCAAGCTGCTTATCCTCAACAAGCAGATGATGGTTTAAGAGTAAAATCTGGCTTTCGTGATGAATCTTCATCTATATGTAACAATGTTGGTGTAGATATACCAAAAGATAAAACTAGATTAATTCATACTTTAAGAAAAGAAAGTTGGGAAGCTAGTTGTAAAGAATTAAATAAAATTAGACAAGAAAATTTAAAAGGAAATAAAATGGAACTTCCTAGTTATATTCTTAAAATTAAAGAACAGTTAAACAACTCAAAAGGTATTTTTAATGACATCAGAAAGACAGAAACCAGTGATTAAATCTTTAAAAAAATTATTGTTTAAAGCTGAAGTAATAGCAGCAGCTATTCGTGATAATGCTATAGAAGAAAAGATGCCAATTGAAAAAGACTTGATATTATCAGTTCATAACCAATTAAAATCAATAGACAAATCTTTAGATTATGCAGGAAAAATCGGAAAACACGATCTCAATCCAGGAATTAAATCAAGATCCGAACAATGCTCGATTGAGAACTGATCGATCAGCAAAATTAATTTCTGAATCTTTAGAAAAATTTGGTACTGGTAGATCAATTGTTATTGATGAAAATAATACAATTATTGCTGGAAATGGAACTATTGAAGGTGCAAAGGCTGCCGGAGTAAAAAATGTAAAAGTTATAGAAACTAATGGTGATGAAATTATTGCTGTAAAAAGAACTAATTTAACTAAAGATCAAAAAGTTGGTTTAGCTATTGCAGATAATAGGTCATCTGATTTATCGGAGTGGGATAGAGAAGTTCTTGAAGAACTGACTATGGATTATGATTTGAAGCCTTTTTTTGATGATGATGATTTATCACAATTATTAGGTGACGGTGAAATAAAAGATTTTGAAGGTTCACGAGAACACGGTGAAGCAGAATTTAATGAATTTGATAATACTTGCCCTCGCTGTGGATTTGAATTTAATAATAAAAAATGATTGAAAAAAAACTTGGTGCTTGGCAACTATCTGATTTAAAAGATATTAAAAAAAATAATTTAAATGTTTTTAGTTGTTTCCACTGCGGTGGTGGTTCTTCAATGGGCTATAAACTTGCAGGCTTTAATGTTTTAGGTGGTGTTGAAATTGATAAAGAAATGATGGCTATTTATAGAGCTAACCATAAACCTAAATATAGTTATTTAATGGGAGTCCAGGAATTTAATAAATTAAACGAAATACCTGAAGAATTAAAAAATTTAGATATATTAGATGGTTCACCGCCTTGTTCAACTTTTAGTATGGCAGGCAAGCGTGAAAAAAAATGGGGTACTGAATATCAATTTCGTGAAGGTCAAAAATATCAAAGACTTGATGACTTATTTTTTCATTTCATTCAAACAGCTAAACTTTTACAACCTAAAGTAGTTATTGCTGAAAATGTAAAAGGTTTAATTGCTGGAAATGCTCGTGGCTATGTAAAAGAAATATTTAGAGATTTTAAAAAAGCTGGTTATGAAACTCAATTATTTTTATTTAATGCCGCAAAAATGGGTGTACCGCAGGCAAGAGAAAGAACTTTTTTTATTGCACGCCGATCTGATTTAAATTTAAAACCTTTTAAACCTGTATTTAATGAAAAACCAATTTCAGTTGCAGAAGCGTGTAAAACAATAAAAGCTAATACAGAAGAAAAATTAATAAGTGATAAATTAAAAGAACTTTGGTATAAAGTAAAACCTGGTAAATCTTTTTCAACTGTTCACCCAAAAGGACATTGTTTTAACATGAGTACTGTTAATCCTCGATTACCTTCGCGTACTGTAACTGCAACTCAAGGATTAGTTTATTGGAAAAAACCTAGATATTTAAACTCTTATGAAATAAAAAGAATACAAACTTTTCCGGAAGATTTTAACTTTTTAAATACTGATCCATGCTATGTAATGGGTATGAGTGTTCCCCCTTTTATGACTCAGCGTGTAGCATTAGAAATATACAAACATTGGTTTCAAAAGGATAATTAATTAATGGCAGCTGCTGAATCAAGCAAAATTGAGATAGATGTCAGAGTACAAAAGCTTTCTCGTATCATTGCGCGAGGTGGTAGAAGATCTGATTGTCTACGATACGCTAGGGAAAATTGGGGGGTGTCTGAAGCTACAGTTGATAATTATTTAAAAAAAGCTAGAGATGAAATTAAAAAAGATTGGGATATTGAAAGACCACAAATGATTGCTGATTTATTAGCTCAATGTTCAACCTTACAAATGGAAGCAAGAAATGCAGGTCAATTTAATATTGCTCTTGGAGCTATAAATACAGCAGCTAAATTAGCTGATCTTTGCTCGTGAGTTTTTTAGATACTTTAAAACAAGGTCATGTATTAAGCGGAAATGGTTTATATGAAATTCCTTCTGCAAATGAAGTTATAACTAAAATTCGAAATAATTTATTACCGCATCAAGAAAAATTTTGTGAAGATACAGAACATAGAAAATTAGCTTTAGTTTGTGGTTTTGGTGCGGGTAAAACTTATGCTTTAGTTTCAAAATCTTTTATGCTTGCAGCTATGAATGTTGGACATATTTCTGCAGTTTTTGAACCTACATCACCAATGCTCCGTGATATTTTAATGAGAACTATGAATGATTTACTTGAAGAATGGCAAATACCATATACTTTTCGAGCTAGTCCTTTACCTGAATATGTTTTATCTTTTCAAGAAGGAACCCATACAATATTATTAAGAACTATTCTTACTTATCAACGATTACGCGGACAAAACTTATGTGCAGTTGGATTTGATGAAGCTGATACTGTACCAAAAAGAGACGCGGAGCAAGCTATGAATATGGCTTTAGCCAGATTGAGGTCGGGTAATATTCAACAATTTTATGCAACAACAACTCCTGAGGGTCATTCATGGGCGTTTGAAACATTTGAAAAAAACGCCAAAGAAGATACAAGATTAATAAAAGCAAAAACAAGCGATAATCCATATTTACCTGAGGGTTTTATTGATTCTTTATTAGAAAACTATCCGCCGCAACTAATCCAGGCATATTTGAATGGAAACTTTACCAACCTCACTACAGGAGCCGTCTATTCTAGATTTGATCGAAGTAAGCATGTAATTGATAAATTACCTTTTCCTATTGAAAACGAAATTATTAAAATTGGAATTGATTTTAACGTTATGAATTGCAATGCAGTCGTTTGTGTTACTACCGGAGATAAATTAATTGTTATTGATGAAATTACAAAACAAGTTGACACTGATGCTCTGGCAAGAGAAATAGTTAGACGTTATGGTAGAAATAAGATTTTAGTTTATCCAGATGCTAGTGGTGCCAATAGATCAACAATCAACGCAAGCAAAACTGATATTGCTATTTTGCAAAGTTATGGATTCACAAGTATGGCGCTCCGAAGCAACCCACCAATTAAAGACCGAGTTCAAACCTTACAAGCACTCCTGGAAAACTCAAAAGGACGGGTGCGAATGGCGGTTTATGCCAGTTGCCGACGCTTAATTGAATGTTTAGAATTACAAAGTTATGATGAAAAAACAGGTGATCCAGATAAACAAAACGGATATGACCACCTTAATGACGCTTTGGGTTATTTGTGCTACAGAGAGTTTAATATGATTTATAGTAAAGCAGGAAATAAAACAGGCATTAGAATTTATTAAAGACCTGATATTATTAAAATAAAACAATGTATAGTTCTTTTTTCACAAATAAAATAGATAATTTTGAAATACAGGTTACGGAAGTACAACAGCAAAATCAAGCATGGCGAAATATGCAAAGTCATTGGGGACTTATTGAAGATTTAGTTGAGGGAACTAGTAAAATAAGAGGTAAAGCAAGAATTTATTTAAAACAAGAGCCAAGAGAAGAAGATGAAAGTTATGATGTTCGTTTAAGTAGATCAGTTTGTCCACCATATTATGTAAGAATGGAAAGAATGTTGGCTGGTATGCTTACGCGTAAACCAGTTAGATTAATTGATGTACCTGAAAGAATTGAAGAACAATTATTTGATGTTGACTTAGAAGGAAATAATTTAACTAATTTTATTTATAATATTTCTCGATTATGTATTCGTTATGGTCATATTGGTGTATTAGTTGATGCACCATCAAGTGGTGGTAGACCTTATTGGATTCCATACACTCCACGAGACATTATCGGTTGGCGAACAGAAATTGAAAATGGCATGAGAAAATTAACACAATTAAGATTAACTGAAAGAATAGTAAAACCAAAAGGAACCTATGGTGAAGAAACAATTGAGCAAATAAGAGTTCTTGAACCTGGAGCATTTCAAATTTTTCAACGTGATAAAGATGGGGATTTTAAACAAGTAGAAGAAGGAACTACAAGTTTAGACTTCATTCCTTTTTCAATTGCTTATTCAAATAAAGTTGGAATATATGAATCAAGACCTCCGTTAGAAGATATTGCTGAATTAAACATCAAAAGTTATCAAATTCAAAGCGATTATGATAATCAATTACATATAAGCGCAGTTCCAATGCTTGCTTTTTTTGGATTTCCAGCTGCAGCTGAAGAAGTTTCTGCTGGTCCAAGTGAAGCATTATCTTTACCTGAAGGAAGTAGTGCAAGTTATATTGAACCAAACGGAAATAGTTTTACTGCTCAAAAAGAAAGAATAGATAAATTAGAATATCAAATTAATGAATTAGGTTTAGCAGCTATACTTGGACAAAAAATGAGTGCGGAAACAGCACAGTCAAAAAGAATTGATAGATCGCAAGGCGACTCAACTATGATGGTTTTAAGTCAACAAATTCAAGATTTAATTGATAATTGTTTAAAATTTCATGCCAAATTTGAAAATCAAAGTGTAGCTGGAACTTCTTTTGTTAATAGAGATTTTGTAGATACAAGTTTAGATCCTAATCAAATAGATGCTTTACTTAAAATTTATGCTGCAGGTGTTATCGATCAAGAAGAACTACTTAAAAAATTAGTTGAAGGTGAAGTATTATCAGAAGATTTAGATATTGAAGAAATGTTAGATCGTAGTGAATTAGGCGATTTAAGAGAAAGAAATCAAAATATAAACCAAGTTATGGCTGAACAATCTGAAGCTGAAGATAATGAATAATGTCTATACCGGAAAAATTTTATCGTAATCAAATTGATTTAAATAGATATGAAAACGATTTAGCTGCTCGGTTAATTGAAACTTATAACAAAATAATGATAGATGCAGCTGAAAGGCTTCAAAAAATTCCTATTGGTCCTGGATTAGATAAAACAAGAGAAATACGTTTAAAAAGTATATTAAAACAAGTAAAAAACGACTTAGAAAGATGGAAAAATACTAGTTTAGGAATAATGGTTAAAGAACTTAAAGATGTTGCAAATATACAAAAAGATTTCATAGAAGGTTTATTAGAAGATATTGCACCGGCTGAATTAAGGGGGCAAATAAATGCTTTACAGCTTGATCCAAATTTTGTTGATAGTTTAATTAGATTTGATCCTACAAAAAGTAATCAAATAGGACTGCCTAAAGGAAAAGTTTTTGATGTTTTTAAAGATACAACTAGTTTACAAGCTATTCAATCACGTTTTGCTTTAACCGCTGCTATTGGTAAAGAAATAGTTTTACCTAACGGTCAGGTAGTAGCAAAAGCTTTTGAAGGCTTAACAGAAAAAACAGCAGAAAGATTTGCTCATACAGTTAGGCAAGGTCTTGCAGAAGGTAAAAATTTACAAACAATTCAAAAAGAATTAATTGGAACATTAAACTTTAATCCAAGATCAAAAGGTGGTTTAATTACTGCATTAAGTAATGCACAAACAAAAACATTAGTAAAAACAACTGTACATCAACTAAATACAGAAATAAGTCGAAAAAGTTATCAAATAAATCCTAATATTGTAAAAAAATGGGAATATTCAGCAATTCATGACCAAAAAACTTCGGCTATTTGTAGAGCATTAGATGGTAAAAGGTATAAAGTAGGTCAAGGACCTTATCCACCTCAACATTTCAATTGTAGATCTGTTGATATACCAATACCTATTGGACCTATTACTAATAAAGAATTTGTTCCTGATGGAGAAACTTATGGTCAATGGTTTGAAAAAAAAGTAAATTCTCTTAATAAGAAAGAACCTGGTAAAGGAACTGCTTACGGTGAAAAGGTTTTAGGTATTAAAGGTTTTGAAGTTTTTAAAGGATTAAGAAAAAAATATAATTCACCAACAGAAGCTATGAGAAAATTTATTAAAAAAGATGGAACTAGAAAATCTTTAGATCAACTAACTAAGTTATATAAGAAAAAATAATTATAATTATAAATAAATAATATATAAATTTATGCCATTAAAAAAAGGAAAATCACGTAAAAGTATTTCAAAAAATATTGAAACTTTACGAAAAGAAGGAAAACCTTTTAAACAGGCAATAGCAATTGCATTATCTACAGCAGGAAAAAAGAAAAAGACAAGACGAAAAAAGAAATAAATAGTAAACTATAAATAGTTACTTTTAAAATTATGCCAAAAGGAAAAGGAACTTATGGATCAATGGTTGGTAGACCGCCTAAAAAGAAAAAAGGAAAAAAAAAAGTTGCTAAAAAGTAATGGCAAAGGTAAACAAACCAACCGATCCGGAACTATATGCACGTGTAAAAGCTAGAGTTAAAGCACGTGTTAAACGTTGGCCTAGTGCTTATGCTAGTGCTCAATTAGTCCAGGCATATCAAAGAGCCGGCGGAGGTTATACTACTGTTAATAAGCCAAAAGCAAAAACTAAAAAAGGTGCTAAACGTGGCAAAAAAAAGTAGGGCTCCAGGTGGTTTAACCGATTGGTTTAAAGAAAAATGGGTTGATGTTAAAACTGGTAAACCTTGTGGAAGAAAAAAATCTGAAAAAAAAAGAAAAGGGTATCCCGCTTGTAGGCCTACTAAACGAGTTTCAAGTAAAACACCTAAAACACTTTCAGAATTAACACCAGCTGAAAAAAGAAAATTTACAAAAGCTAAAACAGGTAAAAAAAAGATTTCATTTCAAATGAGACGCAAACGTAAAACCAAAACAAAAAAATGAAAAAAAAGCGTAAACCAGTTAATTTATCTTTAAAAAAAGGGGAAAGATCCAAAAAAGGTGGATTAACTGCTAAAGGTCGCGCAAAATATAACAAAGCAACAGGCGGAAATTTACAGGCACCTGTTACAGGTAAAGTTAAACCTGGAAGCAAAGCAGCAAGTAGGAGAAAATCATTTTGTAGTCGTATGAAAGGTATGAAAAAGAAACTAACTGGTAGCAAAAAAGCAAATGATCCAAATAGCAGAATAAATAAGGCTTTAAGACGTTGGAAATGCTAATATTTAAAAAACAAGGTATATTAGGATTACTTTAAATTTTTTATATGTCAGAAGAAAATCCCGCAACAACTGTTGATGCTTCAGCTGAAATAAATTCACTGAAAAAAGAAATTGAATTATTAAAACAAAAAAATAGAGAAGTAGTTGAAGAAAAACAAAAAATAACTTCTAATGCAAAATCTGTTGCATCTCTTCCAGAAGGTACAGATGTTCAAGCACTTATTGAATTTAAGCGAAAAGTTGAACAAGAAAGATTAGAAGAAAAAGGACAATATTCTGAAGCATTAAATAAAAGAGAAGAGCAATTTCGTGAAGCTATTGAAAAAAAAGATATAGAAATAAATAATTTAAAAAACGAATTAAAGGATTTAAAACTAGTTACACCTGCTGTAAGTGCTTTATCTGAAATAGTTCATGATCCTGATTATGCAATGGGTAAATTAGATAGAGACAAAATACAAGTACAAAAAGACGGAAGTGTTGTTTATTTGTCAGATGATGGATTTACTAGCAAACCTATACAAGAAGCAGTAAAAGAAAAAGTTCAAACATGGGCATTAAAACATCAAGCACCAACTGGTTCGGGTGCACCTATTGGTAAATCTGAATCTGTAGGAAATATTGCTGGAATTGATGAAAATTTATTAAAACGTATGGCAAAAGGTGAAGATACAGCAGCTATGGAAATTCATCAAAAATATGGTCGTGAAGCATGGCTAGAAGCAAAAAAAATTGCTAAAAATTACAAATAAGAAATATTGAGTTATAGTTTTAGTAATAACAAATTCGGCTGTGCTGATTTGAAAAGCTAAATTGAAGCTGTGCTGACATTTAGAGGGCTGTGCTCAACTTTGTAAATCTTTCATTTTCATTTTTGAAATGGCAACTACTTTAGCGGACATTATTGTTCCGGAGGTGTTTGCTGATTCCATTATTGAAGAAACAACTTTAAGAGATAGTTTTCTTCAAAGTGGCGTTTTAGCACCTCTACCTGAGCTAAACTTAAGCTCAACAAATGGCGGAAATTTCGTCAATATACCTTTTTACAAGGCAAATTTAAGTGGTAACTACACTCGTTTAGATGATAGTTCTTCTTTAACACCTAATAAAATTGAACAAAGCAGCCAAATTGGTGTTGTTCTTACTGCTGGTGATGCTTTTTCTGCAAGACAACTTGCAGGTCAAAAAATTGGTTCAAACTCACCTGATCCAATAGCTGCTATCAGACAAAAATTAAGTGCTTACATAAACAATGAAAAACAAAAAGATTTGTATTCTTGTTTACAAGGTGCTTTTGGTTCCTTAACAAATAACAATAGTTCTTCTGCTCTATTTGAACTTTCAATTGATTCAGAGTCAGGTGACACACCATCAGCTCTTGGTGCTGGTACTGTTTCTAAAGCTCAATCTTTACTTGGAGATCAAGGAGATAAATTAACAACTATTGCAATGCATTCAAAAGTGTTTTATGCACTTAAAGAAAGAAAAGCATTAGATTATGTAACTAATTCAGAAGCAAGATTAGGTACGGCTCCAAGTGGTGCAAGTACTGTTAATGCTTTTGGTGGTTCTTCTGCAGGCGCTTATGGTGATGTTTCTGTTCCACAGTACATGGGAATGAACATTATTGTTTCAGATGATATTCCAAAATCTGGATCAGGTGCTTCAACAGAATATGCTGTTTATTTTTTCCAGCAAGGAGCCGTAGCAACGGGCGAGCAGGCAGCTTTAGTAACTAAAGTTGATGAAGATGTTCTTGCATTTGAAGATGTAGTTTCATTTAAACATGCTTACATTTATCACCCAATAGGTTTGAAATGGGCAGTTACGACTACAAACCCAACAAGAGCACAGCTCGAAACAGCAACTAACTGGGAAAAAGTGTACGATCTCAAAAATATTGGAATCGTAAGGGCCACTGTAACTTCACCATTAGATTAATCATGGCTAGTATTTTTGAACTTCAGAATCCTCCTTTTGGTCAATTAACTAAAACAAAAGTTATTAAAACTGAAAACGGAGCACATACTTTAACAACTGCTGAAATTATTGAAGGCATTGTTGATGGAACACCTACAGGTAATAGGGCTATTACAACTCCAACAGCTGCAGAAATTTTAACTGCTCTTGGTATTCAAAATAAAGTTGGTCAATGTTTTGAGTTAACTATTGTCAATAAGGCAGCGTCAACTCATAAATTTACTTTGACCGCTGGTTCTGGCGTCACTATTGTTGGCGAGCCAGACGTAACTGCAGATAGTTCTGGAACTTTTATTTTTAGAGTTACTAGTTCAACTGCTGTTAGCGCGTTTAGAAAGTAATGGGTATAGCTACATTTCGATTAGCTAGAGAAAGGGAAGCTGCTTTAAAAGTGGCTTCTCAATCTTCTGATAAAATTCAAGTAAAGCCAAAACTAACAAAATCAAATGGCAGTAACAATAGTAGCAACTCCAGGAAGCGCAACAGCAAATAGCTATGTAACGCTTACTGATGCTCAAACTTTTATTGATGGTCTTATTGAAAATGACGATATAGTTGCTTGGGCAACAAGTACAACTGACCAAAAAAACCGTGCGCTATTTAGTTCAGCTCAAAGAATTGATAGAGAAAGATTTTTAGGGGCTCGAACTAATGATGCACAAGCTTTAGAGTGGCCTAGATCAGGTGTAAAAAAACCTTATACCTACTCAAGTACTTACAATGCTTTATATCCTAGTAATTTACAACCTGCTTTTTATGCTGATAATGAAATACCTAAAAGAGTAAAAGATGCGCAGGTTCATTTAGCTGTTTATTTAAACAATAATAAAGATGGACTTGATTTAAGTGGTTTTGAGGACTTTAATGAAATATCTATAGGAAATATAAATGTAAAACCTAGATTCTATGGTGCTGTCGGTGCTAACCGAATACCACCTATAATTGAACAATATTTGACAGGCATTAGAATAAGTGGGCCTGCAACAATCGCCGTAAGGAGGAGTTAACTAATGTCTTATGATTTTCCATCAGCAAAAATTGTTAATGATACATCTGCAATAACAGGCAGATTTGGTAAGTTACAGGCAAATGAAGATACTGTAATTGCTTCACTAACCGCACAAAACATTGATGGGGCTAGCACAAGTATTACATTAAATGCAAGTTGTGAAATTTGTGGAGTGATTACAGCATTTCAGTTAAGTAGCGGATCAGTTATTGCTTATAGATTGTAATGGCAAGTTTTGCAAAACTAAAAAATGCTATTCCAGGAGTTTTAAAGGCAACTGGAAGTGATATTACATTAAGATTTGTAACAATAGGAGATTATAATGAAACTAACGGAACAGTTTCAGAAAGCAATACAGATGTACCAATAAAAGCACTAGTTGATAATATTTCAAAAACTGAAGTTAATGATTTGATTAACGAAAATGATAAACGTGTTTTAATTGCTGCTAAAGATGTTACTACTACCCCAACTACAAAAGATAAAGTTTTAATTAATAATATTGTTCATCAAATAATAACTGTAGATACTACCGAAGCTGCAGGTATTGCAATTACTTTTACATTAATTGTGAGGTCTTAATGGTTACTAAAAATATAAATTTAGGACAAATAGGAGATTTTGCAGAAGAAAAGACAGAAAAAATTGTTGGTTTAGGTGCAAATATTTTATTACAAAAATTAAAAAGCACTAATGTACCTGTCAACGAAGGAACAATGAGAACTGCTTGGTTTCAAAGACCTGTTTCAAATTTAGAAATAGATTTAATAAATAAACTTGAATATGCAGAACCAGTAACTTTTGGTACAAATATTCCACCTACGTGGAAAAATGGTTACCAATTATCTGAAGCTGATGGAACTCCTATTCCAAAAGATTGGGCAAAACGTTTTATAGATCAAACTATAAACATTATGAAAAAAGAGGCTGGTAAATAATGAATACTATAAATGATATAAGAGCAGCTATAGAAACAAGATTAGCTACAGAAATGGCTAACTCACCTGCTTATACTATTGCTTTTCAAAATGTACCTTTCACTCCACCAAATAATAGTAGTTGGGTTCAATCTTCAATAACATTTGGAGTACACGAATCTGCAACATTACAAGCACCAACAAGTGGATATAATAAACATAACGGAGAATTAATTATAAATGTATTTAGTCCTCAAGGTGTTGGATCAGGAGCTAATTATATAATTGCTGAACGTATAAAAGATTTATTTCACAGACAAACTGTTAGCCAAATCATTTTTGGTGATACAGTAGGACCGAGCCAAGTTTCACCTGCAAGTCCACAACCTTTTTTTCAAACTGAGTTGAGCTTTATTTTTGAAGCATGGTTACAATAGAATAAAATCTGTTTAATTTAAAAAAAATGGCAACTGTTTTATCTGGTACAAGCGGTGCGTTGTATTACAAACCAGCAGGCACTAAAGGCACTTTTGGTACAGGTGATGTAAACATTGGTACTGAAACTATTACTATAGGAACCTACTTAAATTTTAAAGTAGGTGACGGCGTTAAATTTTCCGTAATTAATGCACAGACAGGTGGTAGTGGAACAGGAACATTACCGGCAGGTTTAAATAACAGTGATACTTTCTTTGTTATTGCTTATACAGCTTCAACTGGAGCTTTACAGGTATCAGCAACGGCAGGTGGATCAGCAATTAATATTACAAATACAGGAACAGCCGCATCTCCTAATGAATTTCAAGTTGCTTATGCAGACTTTGCAGCTGTAGGTGAAGTACAATCTTGGAGCTTTTCTATTGAACGAGAAAATATTGATACAACAACTATAGGACAACAAAGCACACAAGCTGTTCCATTTAGAACTTTTATTGCGGGTTTTGCTGATGGTGAAGGAACCGCAAGTGTGTTTGTAACTGATGAAGATTCAGCTTTAGCTAATAGAATGGTTGAAGATGTTATTCAAAGAAATCAAGTTGGTGCAGCATTTAAACTTTATACTGATAAAAAAGGAACTGAAGCCTTAAGCAGAAGTATTCAACTTGATGCAATGCTTTCAGGTGCAGAATTTAATGTAAACCCTGACGACGCACAATTAGTTGAAGTTACATTTAAACCAACTGAAGCACCTACTTTTGACTTTAGTACAAGTAGTTGATAAGTTAAATTAGATTTAAATTTTTATGACTTCATCTAAAACCCGCTTAACACCTCTTGAAAAGTTAAAACAAGCAGCTAACTTAAAACCAATTAAAAGAGAGGTAGAACTTACAAATGGTGACATTTTTGAATTTTGGTCAACACCATTAACAATGGCTGAAAGAGAAAGAGCATCAAAAGGTACAAAAGACGATCTTAATGCTTTTGCTCTTCAGTTGTTTATTCAAAAAGCAACTCATGAAACTGGAGAAAGAATGTTTGCTGCTGGACAAGCTTCTGAATTAAAACATGAATGTAGAGATGCAGATTTACAAGCTTTAATGCTTGCTTTACTTAGTGAAGATCAATATGAAGAGGCTGATACCGACCCAAAAAAATAAAGCTGCAACTAAAAAAGGATAATTTTCTTATGCTTCAGTTAGGTGTAGCTAAAGAATTAAAATACACTTTATTAGAACTACAACAAAAAATGACTATAGAAGAATTATTTATATGGTCAGCTTATTTTGGGATTTTAAATGATGAACAAGAAAAAATGTTGAAAAAAACTAAATTAAGGTAAACTTAAAAAAGATATTTTTTTATTGTGGCTAACGGTGAAGTTGGGATAAAAATTAAAGTTTCAGCAAGGGATGCTGTTAATAATTTAAATAAATTAAAAACTATAAGTACAAAACTGCAGACTTCTTTTAAAAAAGTTGAAACTGCTGCTGCAAGATTACAAAATAGAGCAGGCGCTTCATTTCAAAAATTTGGTAATAAGGTTCGAAATGTAAGAAGAAAAGTACAGGTTGATTTAGAAAAAATAAAAAGAGGCTTTAAAGGAATGAATAATATTGGAGCATTATTAGGAGGTGCTGGTTTAGGTCTATTTGCAAAAGCATCTATACAAACAGCAGCCAATGCACAGGCTTTAGAATTGAGATTAAAGTTGTTAACGCAAGAATTTGGAGAATATGAACAGGCACAAGATCTTGCAAGTAGAGCAGCAAGAACTTTTGGAATGTCAAATATAGAAGCACTAGAAGGCGTGACTAATATTATTGGTCGTTTAAGACCACTTGGTTTATCGTTAAAACAAATTGAAACTACATTTTTCGGTTTTAATACTGCTGCTAAATTAGCTGGTGTATCAACTGTTGAAGCATCAAATGCATTTAGACAATTAGCACAGGCATTAGGTTCTGGAAGATTAGCTGGAGATGAATTTAGAAGTATATCAGAACAGGTACCAACAATTTTACAACCAATAGCAGGTGAACTTGGTGTTACTGTTGGTAAATTAAAAGAATTAGGTGCGCAGGGTTTAATTACATCTGATGTTGTTATAAGAGCATTACAAAAAATTCAAACAGAAGGTGCAGGTAAAGTTTCTGGAATTATTACGCAATCTGATTTACAAATATTTAAAAATTTCAGCAATGCTTTAGAAGATTTAAGAAAAACAGTAGGTGAAGCTTTAAATCCAGTTATTTTACCTTTAACAAAAAATATTACTAATTTAATAAATGCTTTTAATGATGCTAATCCAATTTTTCAAAAGGCTGCTGTATTAGTAGGAGCTGTTGCAACTGCAGCATTATTAGCCGCACCTGTTTTAGGAACTTTTGCTTTAGTAATGAAAGGATTAGGATTATTTTTTACATCTTCAGCAGGTGTTGCATTATTAGGATTTTTTAGTATTGCAAATTTACCATTAATAGGATTAGTTGCTGGTTTAACAGCAGCTTTTACAGGTTTAGCTGTACAAATTGGAAAAGTAAATGAAAAAAGAAGAGCTTTCCAGGATAAATTAGATTCTGGTAATTTAAAAGTATTAGAAGAAGCAAGATCTACTGAATTAAATACAATTGCACAACTTGAAAATTCAAATGCTAGAGGCATGGCAACTAAAGGAATACAAAGACAAATAAAAGAAGCTGAAGCAAGAATTGCATTAATAGATAAAGAAATAGATAGATTAGATGTTCTTAATAGAACGTACAAAATTGGTGGAATTGAATATGACGCAAATATGGTTCCAATAAATCCACCTAAAACAGGATTTGAAAAACCACCTAAAGATGAAAAAGGTAAAGGCACACCATTATTAGATGCTTTACAAAGGGAACAACAATTTTTAAAAGATGCTTTAACTATGGGTACAGCAAAAGCAAAATTAGAAGAACGAATAAGAGATTTAATGAAAGAACAAAATGGATTGAGTGAAGAACAAGCTCGTAAACAAGTTTTATTAGCTGACGCAGATCAAAAACGTTTAGCTTTGCAAGAACAAATAAAAGATGTTTTAGCTCAAGGCATGACTGATGCTGTTATGGGATTAATTGAAGGCACAAAAACTTTAGGTGAAGCATTAGCAGGTATTGCAAAACAACTTGCAAGTATGTTTTTTAAACAGGCATTTACAAGTATTTTTAGTGGAATGTTTAGCGAACAAGGTTCATATAGCAGAGCAGGTGGATTTAAAGCATTTCAACAAGGTGGTGTTGTAAATCAACCTACACTTGGATTAATGGGGGAAGGCGGTGAACCAGAATATGTAATTCCTTCATCAAAAATGGATGGTGCAATGGCTAGATATTCAGCAGGTGCTAGAGGTGGTGCTGTTATTCCAGGAGGTAGTCATGAATCTGGTACAGTTGCAGGTGGATCTGGCAATGCAATAGTTGAATACACTGGTCCTGTTCTTAACTTTAATGGTGATGAGTACGTTCCAAAATCTGCTGTGCCTGAGATAATTAATACTGCTGCAAGAAGAGGTGGAGAAGCTGGACAGGCAAAAGCCTTTGCTACTTTAAAAAACTCCCGTAGTCAACGTGCCACATTAGGATTATGAGTATTACCTATTTAAGTACGTTCTTGCACTTAACAAAACCTAAAGATTCTAGTTTTAATCGGTTTTTTCAAAACAGTGTAAGAGGGGATATTAATACTCTTACGGCAGCATCAAATTCAATTTTGCATAACGGTAATTTACATACATTTTTACCTTTTATTTATCAAGGTGCAGCCAAAACCAAATCAGGAGATAATTTAGAAGCACAATTAGTGCTTGCTAATAATCCTGTCTCAATGAATCATGTAAGAGATGCAATAGCAGAAAGACATAATGTGAAAGTAGAAGTATGTAAAATGAACAGTGATTTTAGTGTAGATGAAATACTGACTGTAGAAAACTGGCTTATTGCTTCTTTTGCTTACGATGCAACAACAATAGAAGTGTTATTAAGTAGTGCAATAGATGCTGTTGGTACGACTGCTCCAAACAGAGTATTTACAACAGATATTGTTGGTTTTTTACCTCGTACTGGAAATATACAAACTATATGAAGCCACATCAACTTATTGGTTTACGTTATAGATTAGGTGCTGATCCTGTAAAACATCATGCGGCAGATTGTGTTTCACTTGCAAGAACAGTTTTAAAATATTATGGTATTACATCTCCAGAACCTACAAGAGATTGGTATAAAAGAGTAAGAAGAAAAGATTTTGGAATATTTAAAGAAGAATTAGAAAAGTGGGGAAACGAGACAAAAGAGTTTAAAATAGGTACAGTAGCATTATGTAAATCTAATATTGGATATGGCCTTGCAGTTTATTGGAAAGACGGATGGCTGAATTGCGGAGAGTCGATGGTTCGATGGAGCCCATTAGACAAATTGGACATAGAAAAATATTATTACCCTTCGAGCAAGAACTTTGTCAGCAGTTAGGTCTTAGCAAAGAAGAATACTTTAAATTTTTAGAATATACAGCAAGTCAAAATGGTAAAAGACCAAAAGAATATGACAATATTCCTTATGTTGTAAATGGTCCAGTAGCTGCTTTATTTACTGCTGCTATAGGAGGAAATGTTGCGGCACAAATAGTTGTCGGTTTAATTCTTAGCGTTGTTGCTTATTTTTTAACACCCAAACCAAAGCCCCCAAAAACCCCTCCTAGTCTTACTACAGCAGGGCAACAGGGAGTAAGAAGATTTGCACCACAAACTGGTTTTGACTCAGCACAGGAGCTTGCAGAACTTGGTGCTGTGATACCTTTAGTCTTTGCTAAATATAAAAAAATAGGAGGAGTTGACTTTGGTGGTATTCGTGTAAACACATCACTTTTGTGGTCACAGATGAGGAGTCTTGGCAAAGGACAACAGATAAAAGCCATATTTAATTTATCTTCGGGAGAATTGGGAAATGAGGATACTGATGGTGATGGTTTTGGCGGTCCAGATTTTAATGGAATTGCTATAGGAGATATTTTATTAAAAAACTATTCAGAGGGAAAATTTAGATTATTTTTTAATAATGGTAATGAAGATACTGATGGTAAATTAAAATTTCCAGCTAATAAATATCCTCAAGGTAATTTAGAAAGAGAAATCTCAAGAAATGGTCATACTTCTTCAGACGGAACTGAGTTGCCTCTTGTTGACAGTGATTATACTGGTTCGTTTGTTGATGATACATTCTGTGCCACTCGTACTCCCTCCACTCAGAATATCTTTGGTAATTACAATCCTGTACCTAACAGCATGAGATTTATGCTTCCTTATGAATTGGTGCTTATACAGGATAATTTAGATGGAGATGTTAAAGATAAAACAATAATAAAAAGAAGAAAAGTACAGACAAACTTTCCTAGATACCAAGCTATTGTTGCAGTTCAAAGAAATGGTACAGCTTTAACTGGAGATGTAAATGTTGTTAAAAATGATCGTGTAACTTATCAAATATCAAATCACGACCCAAATGATGAATACGATTTTAGTGACTGGAGTGCAGAAGATGTTGCTTCTTCTGTAAATGCCGATAGAGAAAATACAGATGATACTCTTGCTATAGGCGAACAATATTTAGTTGGTACAGCAATAGGTATTTTGATAAGTCACGATGAAGGTATCTGGGAAGAAAATAAAACAAAACAATTTACGTTTAAAATTATAGAGCCAGGAAAAGTACAGGTAAAATCTGTTACTGATGCACATAATCCTTTTGAAACTTTATTAATACAAAAATGTGCTATTGGAGTGATTACTAATAGCTATAAATGTACAACAACGGAGATAGGAATAAAATCTGTTGTTAACAGGCAGATAACAGGATTTGCAAATGTAAACAGCCATCCTGGATATTGGCAATATTACGGTGAACCTGATAATGCAGGTGTTGATGGTGTTGTACATGATTATGAAAAGAAAAATGGAAATATATCTTTAGGTCAGATGAGTAAATATGTGAAACGATATAGTTTTTTTGATTTATACTCAAGAACAGTGGGAGAAGATAATTGGACTAAAATAGGAGATAAACCTTTTGCTGTATTAGGTAGAACACCTCAACCTCAATATAACTTTATAAGAGTTAATCATACGGATGAAGAATTAAGAGAATTTAAATTAGAACCTGTACCTGGAAATTTAATTAAGTCTCGATACATAGGAGCAGAAATAAATTTATTAACAGGAACAAGCCTTGCTCATATAAATATTAATGATTCTCAAATTAAATCAATATATTTTAATGGACAATCTAACTATGTTCTTACTGCAAGTCGTGCTAGTAATCCTGAATGGTTTTTAGGAGAGATACCAGAATCTGATGATGCAAGTCAAGGAAAAGTTTTATCTTTTGATCGTTCTGTTGTTGGTACGCCAGCAACCAGAGAGGAATATATACCCTTTGAAACGAAATATGATGAAGATTCAGAAAATAGATCGTATGTCTATCAACGTCTTGAAAAATTTGCTACCTATCCAAAACGAAGAACACAGTTAAGTTTTTATTATGAAGATAATTTAAAAGGTAAATATACATTTTCTGGTAGAAAAGGAACTTACGAGGGTTTTGCTGCTAACAATACTGAATTTAGTGTTATAACAGGTGGTGTACGTTATTCTCCTGGAGAAGCGATAATTAATGACAATGATGATTTTGATGGTAAATATAAAATAGTTTTATCACGTTTAGGAAATGTAACTGATGGAATAGTTTCAGGCTACCCAAAAACAGTATCTCCTACAGGTGGTTCTGGAACAGGTTTACAAGTAGAAGTTGAATTATACGATAATGGTGCTAAGAAATGGAAAATTACAAATAAGGGTAGTGGTTATAAAGAAGGTGATAAGGTCACAATTCCTTTTGATTCATTTGGTAATGAAGATGTTTTTTGTAGTGTTGAGTTTGGTGTTTTTGTAACAGATCCTTGGCCAGCAGGTCAGAATTTAAATCCTTTTGATGCTATTGCTGACTATATAAAATTTGATGCAGAAAGACCTAGCCATTTAGATCAACCCGAACATCAGATTACTTATGTTAACGAAATGATTCGATCAAGTAGTTTACCTTATAGTCAATTATCAAATATTGGTTTAAAAATGAATAGCAGTAAGGAATTTAATAATTTTTCTCAACTGTCTGTTTATGTGAAAAACGGTATTAAAGTAGAAAATTTAATAAGTGGTAGTACAGAATCATCTAATTTATTTCCTAACATTGCTTATCATTTACTAGATGACGATATAAATGGTGCAGGTAATTTAATCGGAGAGAATCAAATAAATAAACAAGAAATGAAAAAAGCTTCAGAATTTTGTGAAGCAAACAAATTATATTGGGATGGGGTTATCACACAACAACAAAATTTAAGAGAATTTATCTATCAAAATGCAGCTTTTTGTTTGTTGGATTTCACAATTAAAGGAGGGCAGTTTTCTCTAACACCAACAGTTCCTGTAACTTCAAGTAATCAAATAGATCGAGATGTTATAGCAAGTACAATAGTAAAAGCATTATTTACTGATGGTAATACACGAAATCTTAAGGTAAGTTTCTTATCTCCAGAAGAAAGACAACTGTTTCAGGCAAGAGTTTTATACCGCAAAGAAGTAGAAAATGGATTTGCTAAAACTGAAGTTTTAGATTTACGATTTGGAGATGATTTAGGTGGTAGTGAAAGCGATCCACGAGAAGTTTTTGATATGTCAAATTTTTGTACATCTGAAAAACACGCTAGAACATTTGCAGAATATGCTTTACTTATTAGAAAATTTGTAGATCACGGTATTAGTTTTGAAACAACACCTGAATCTGCAATGTCTTTAGAACCTGGACAATATATAAGATTTTTCTCTGAAATTACCCATAATGATAGATTTGAAAATGGATATATTTCTGGTGATGGAGTAATACAGTCTCAAGGTAATTCAAATCCTGTTGGGCAAAATATTTATTATTGGAAAGCATTTGATATAGATGAAGCGGGAAATACTACAGATTTTGGTAATCCACGAAGAGCTACTCTAACTCTTGATGATAGTGGTAGAGCCGAAGGTAAATTTAGAAGCTCAGTATTTACCATAGAAAAAATTGATAATGCTGATCGTATTTATAAAATAGAATCTATTACTTATACAGAAGAAGGCTTTGTTCAATTAACTGGAACGCATCAACCTTTAGATGCAGATGGTAGATTTAAAGTTTTAAAATATAATCAAAATATATTCTCAGATACTAATTAAATGGCAATTAAAAATATTATTGACTTTCCAAATATAAAACCTTCTTCTAGGTCATATACTCCTGGGAAGTACCCACAAACTGAATTTGTTGCACAAAATGGTGCAAAAACTGTTCTTAGATACGGTAATAAAAAAGTAGATGCAAAATTAACTTTAAGTTTTACAAATATTACAGATTCCCAAGCTAATGAAATTTTAAATACATACGACAATGTAAATTCTGATTATGATTATATACATTTTCCGAGTGATAGTTCTATAGCTGGTGTAAATAATGTAGCTTTAAGAAGTAGATTTCAAGGAAGAGATACATCTGGAAATACTTTGTTAAGATATAGATTTGATGGTCCTCCTACCGTTACAAGTGTCAGACCTGGCAGGTCAAATGTTCAATGTAAATTTGTCGCTTGCCTCGATGGGGATTAGAATGTATTTAAAATTAAACTAAAACGATGTCTAAGTTTTATTCAGGCCAAGATGGTATAATGTTTGCAACAGATGAAAATGGAACTGTTCAACCTACAGACACAGTTGTAAAGGTTCGTTCTTGGTCTTTTACTATTAATACGTCTGTTTTAGAAACTGTATCATTAGGTGATTTTGATAGAACAATAATTCCTGGAATAACCAGTACTACTGGATCTGCAAGTATTTATTATTACGCAGAATCTACAAGTACTGGACATAACTCAGGACTTCTATCGACCAAAATATTAGACAAAATATTACCAAGATCAGGTAATACTCCAAGTAGTTCAGAAAGGCCTAAAGTTAAGTTTAGATTAGAAGTAGATCCAAAACACTATATAGATATACAAGGTGTAATAACTTCTTTTGATATGAGAAATTCTGTAGGAGAAGTGATGGCAGCAGATATATCTTTTGAAGCTGATGGTATTCCTAAAGAAAGTCGTTATTAATGTCTATATATTTTGGATCAACAGGCTTTATTGAATTAAAACGTGATGCTTTAAATTCTGAAATATCAACATCTTTAAACCCTGCTGACGTTAATACAACAAAGAAAAGATTTTCGGTAGAAAAGGTTAATGGATCATTAATTACAGGAGATCAAGTTGAAATAGAAACTACTGATGGAAGTAATTTAGAATTATTATCTGGGCATAGTTTTCCTGATCTTCGTAAATATATTCATATTGACGATATGGGTGGTATTAAACTTTATAACACCTTTGCTTCTGCATTGGCTGGTGAAGTAACAGATGCACTTACATTAACAGCACCATCGTCTACAAAAGATATATTAATACGCACTAGAAATACTAGATTTAGACCACTTGCAAAAATTACTGAATTTGAAATTACGACAACAAGAGATACTATTGATATTACTAATTTAGGACAAGAATTTAGAAAACAGTATGAAAATGGTCTTATATCAGGGCAGGGAACAATACAAACAATATGGCAACATAGAAATTTTCAGAATGATACAAGTGATTTTGCAAGTCCAGAATTTCCTGTTTACCTAAGTCAATTATTGGTACGGATGCAACAGGGAGCAGACTTTGAAGGTAGATTTTATGTTTATCACGACCCAAGTGCAACTACAAATAGTGTATGGTATCAATCAATGTGCGTTGTTACTAATGTAGCTGTTAATGTACCCGCAAGTGGTTTAATAGAAGCAAGAATAGAATTTATAACTAATGGAGAAATAAAATTACATAATGGAGTTCCACCATCATTCTTGTTGTTAGAAAGTAGTGATAAGATATTGCAAGAGGATGGGGATGGTATTTTACTTGAAGATCCCTAAAATAAGATTTATGATGTACTTAAAAGTAACTTGACATGGCTGATCTACAGATTACACAATTACCAGAATTAGGTTCAGCCCAACTGCAAGCAACAGACCCTATTGCGGTTGCTGATGTTAGTGCAACAGAGACTAAGAAAATAACTGCAAAAAACTTAGTACAAGGTGCTTTTGGGTTAGTAGATAATGCTTCTATACCAGCTACAGCACTTAGTTATCCTTTATCTGTAGGTCAAATTGTTACTGCAACTTTAGCTGATAATGCTGTTACCAATGTAAAAATCACAGATGCGACAATAACTGGTGCGAAGTTAGCAAACGATACGATTACAGCTACACAGATAGCAGCAAATGCCATTACTTCTAGTGAGCTTGCAGATAATGCGGTAGATACAGCAGCGATAACAAATTTAAATGTAACAACTGATAAGTTAGCAGCGACATCTGTAACAACTGCAAAAATAGCTGATAGTGCTATTACTTTTGCTAAGACTAATTTCAGTGATGGTGATATTCCTGGAGCTAAAATTACTTCTGATTCTGTTACTGCAACTCAAATTGCTAATAATGCTGTAACTGCAAATGAGTTAGCAGACAATGCAGTAGATACTGCTGCTATTGCCAGTGCTGCGGTAACAGGTGCAAAAATTGCTTCAAATACTATTACTGCTGGTAATATTGCAGCAAACGCTATTGGATCGTCTGAACTTGCTGATAACGCAGTAGATAGTGGAGCTATCGCAACAAATGCTGTTACGACTGCTAAAATTACGAACTTAAATATAACTACTGATAAATTAGCTGCAAATGCTGTTACTGCTGCCAAAATTGCTAACGATACAATAACTGCTACACAAATAGCTGCTAATGCGATAGGTTCTAGTGAGCTAGCTGATAATGCTGTTGATACGGCAGCTATATTAAATTCTGCTGTTACTGACGGTAAAATCTCAGGTGTCTCAGGTACAAAAATAACAGATGGAACTATCACAGCAGCTAAGTTAAACACAGCAAATATTGATAGATCATTAAATGTAGCATCAGGTAATTTAGGAATAAATAATGCAGTATCTGGTGGTGCATCTGCAAGAAATGGTATTACATATAATAATCAAGGACTTATAACATCTACAGCAGCATTAGTTGCAAGTGATATACCAGAAGCTACAACATCAGCAGTTGGAGGTGTAAGCGTACCAACGTCAGGTGGTCTTACAGTTGCAAATACAGGTGCAATATCAATAAATAATAGTATTACTGGTACAACAAGATCAGGAATTACTTTTAATAATCAGGGATTAATTACAGCGACTGCTGCTTTACAAGGTTCTGATCTTCCAGTTGCTACCGCCAGTGCTATTGGTGGTATCACAGTCCCAGCAGGTTCTGCTCCTTTAGCATTATCAGGTTCTGGAGTTTTATCTATAGCAACATCAGGAGTTACAGCAGGTACACATACAAAAGTTACTGTTAATAATCAAGGTTTTGTTACTGCTGGAGCAACTCTTGCAGCTAGTGATATTCCTGATTTAGCCACAACAAAAATTACAACTGGTACGTTTGGGACAAATTTCTTAGCCAATGATTCCATCACAATGGATAAGCTGGCGAACTTATCTACTGGATTTATACAGGAAGCATCACCTGATATATCTAATTTGCCTACAGGTGTTTTCTGGTTGCAAGAATCTACAGGACAGCTAAGAATATTTAACGGTAACAGTTTCTTTTCTGTTGGTTTTGGAAGATTAGCAGAAGAAAACCTTAGATTCTGCGGAACATTTAATGCTTCTAACGGCACAATAGTTACACTCACAGCCTTTGGAACATCAGCAGGTTTTACTGTAAGTAACGCAATACCAGCAGGTACATCAACATTAACTGGTGCGTATTTTGTTTGTGTTACTCCTGGAAACGGCACAGCAGTTGTACCAAGTACCAGCTTTGATGCAGGTGATTGGTGTTTATGCGTAGGACCTGATAACTGGGATAGAATTGATACTTTATCTGGACCAGGTAGTGTATCAAGTCTTAATGACTTATCAGACGTTACATTATCTAGTCCTACAACTGGTCAGTTATTAATATTTCAGGCAAGTGGTCAATTCGCTAATGTTTCAGTAATTAGTGGAGGAACTTACTAAATTCATGTATCCTTTAGTTAAGTCTAGGTAAACTATGTCGATTCAAATTAAATTAAAGAATAGTGTTGTACAGGATAGTACTCCCAGTACATCAGATTTACCTGAAGTTGGAGAGATAGCACTTAACGCCAATATAAATAGTATTGGTGGTTTTATGCGAGCCAGTGATAATACGATTGTAAAAATATTTGGACCAGGAAGTTTATCAACACCTACTGCTACAACTACAGTTTCGGGTATATCTGAATTAGCTACTAATAGTGAGACAACAACTGGAACTGCAACAAATAGAGTTGTAACCCCTGCTGGCTTAAATGCGGTAACAGTTGCAGAACGTACCACATCGAATACTAATTATGTAGCAAAAGCTGGTAGTACTTTAACTGGTGTATTGACCATGCCTAATGGTTCTAATTCAGCACCTGCAATAAATTTTGGAGATAGCGATAGCGGAATATTTGGTGGAACGAATACTGTTAGCTTGGCTGCTGGAGGAACAACAAGATTAACTGCTGATACTGGAGTAAGTGTTGTTGGTACGTTAGCTGTTCAAGGTGCTCTTACTACCACACAAAATTTAACTATTGCGGAAAAAGTAATTCATTCTGGTGATACAGATACCTTTGTAAGTTTCCCTGCTAATAATACTGTTTCTGTTGAAACTGGAGGTAGTGAAGCACTAAGAGTTGATAGTTCACAACATTTATTAGTTGGATCAAGTACGAGTGTTGATGTTGGATCGGGTGCTGCTGCAATGCTTCAAGTTGAACATTCAGGAAGTAATCTTTCGGCTGCATTGTATAGCACTATAAATTCTACAGGGCCAGCAGGAGTCCTTGCTTTAGGACACGCTAGGGGAAGTGCATCAGGTATTCTTTTAGATGATGATGTTATGGGTCAAATTCGTTTTGCTGGAGGCGATGGAGTTGATCTTGAAACAGTAGGAGTACAAATATCTGCTGAAGTAGATGGCACACCTGGAGCAAATGATATGCCAGGTCGTTTGGTATTTAGTACAACGGCTGATGGTGCTGCTTCTCCTACCGAAAGATTAAGAATAGACTCTTCTGGAAATGTACAAATACGAAACGATTCAGGAAAATTAGAATTTGGAACTTCTCAAGACCTACAAATTTTTCATGATGGAACAAATTCTCATGTTTATAATGCAACAGGTGAATTTAGGGTTCGTGGTAATGATTTACGTTTAATGAACGCTGCTGGTAATGAGCATTACCTTATTGGATCAGCTAACGGAGCAGTGAATTTATATTACGACAATAGTAAAAGGCTTGAGACTACTTCAATAGGAATAGATGTAACTGGTGAGATAAATGTAGGAGGTAATGACAGTAGATTTGCTGAAAATAATTTAAGGTTTTTATCAGCTGGTAATGCTTTTATAGATCATGGTACAGTCGGTCAAGATTTCATTTTTAGAACTTCTCAGAACTCTGCTGTTGATACAACTGCTTTAACTATAGATGCTTCTGATGCTGGAACTGCAATATTCAATCATGATGTAAAAATTCCAGACAACGGAAAATTTGTAGCTGGTGCGAGCAATGACCTAGAAATTTTTCATAGTGGAAATCATTCTCAAATTGTACATAGTGGAACAGGCAATGTATTTCTTGATTCGATTGGAGGGAATGTAGAATTAAGAGCAGGGAATAATGCTGGTGGTGTCCATAGTTCTGTAGTTTGTAATTTAGATGCAGGTGTAGAGCTTTATTTTAATAACAGTAAAAAGTTTGAGACACATTCTGCTGGTGTGTTAGTTAGCGGAAATGTTTACTTAAATGACAATAATAGATTTATTGCTGGAACAAGTAATGACCTACAACTTTATCACGATGGTAATAATCATATAAAGACTTCTAGTGGATATTTAAGTGTAGAAGTTGCTAACAATACTTTATTTCTTGATGCAAATGAAACACGCATGAGATCTGCCGATGAGGGTGAAATTTTAGCTAGATTTATTGATGATGGAGCAGTAGAGCTATATTACGATAACGGAAAAAAATTAGAGACTACTTCAGATGGCATTACTGTAACTGGTAAGATTATGCCTTCG